CTTACGACCATTAGCCTTGTTGCTACGCAACTTAGCAACAGCGTAACGGATATCAGCAGCAGATAGTGTGTCATCTGAAGTGATACCTGAAGTTGTTGTTGCAGTGGTTGTTCCACCAGTTGCGTAAAGTACGTTAGTACCTGTTAGCAATGCATCCTGTGCTAGTTCATCGATAGAATCAGCCATGTTGAATGCAATGATGTTAGCAACAGCAGGATCTACGTCAGCTAGTGACAATAGACCAAGCTTCTTGCTAACTAGGGTAGCGTTACCATACTCGTTTAGAGTGATGGTTACTACATCTGGAGTAGACAGAGCAACTGCTTCTGGATCTACTTCTTCAGATAGAACGCTCTTAGCGACTGCCATGTCGTTGTAGATCTGTAGAGCTACAGACGAACCTGGCATAGCCTGACGAGCAGGCTTCTTGTCTGCTACTGAACGTAGCAATGGGGTGGAGCGTAGTTCAAATTCAACAAGACGATCGTACGCCTTCTGAACTAGACCAGCACCGTTTGATGGGGTGAATGTTCCTACGTTGGAGTTGCTTGAGTAAGCACCACCACCGAGACCGCCATTAGTTGCAGCGGTACCACCCGATAAGCCTGTTACAGCCATGATTATTCCTTAGGGGTTGTGTGATTGATTACGAATCTGCGCCGTAAATCATTTCCATTAATTCTTCGGCACTCTGAGCATTGTTAATGCGTGAAAAAATATCATTAACATCGTCAGGAGAAAGAGCAGAGCCTGTTACAGCATCAATTTGTCGTAGCGTAGATAGATTTTCTTGGTCTACCATAGGCTTCTGAACTTGTGGCTGAACTCCAAAGACCTCACCGTATTCATCCAACCATTTGCTAATTGATTCTGGATCATTAGCAACATCTGCTGGAATAAATGTAGCAATCTTAGGATTAACTCCTCTTTCATTTAGAACGGAACTGACGACAGACTGACGTTGAAAGTTACGTAAACCATCTAATTCAGCTTCTAGTTCCTTGATACGCTTAGACTTAGCGCGATCAGCTTTACGTAGATTTTGTAACCCACCAGTCTGATCATCTTCTTCCAAGAAGTCGTCGTCTTCGTACCATTCATTGTTGTTACTCATCGTAACTATCTCCCTTATTCATTAGTTGAGCGCAGACCACAAAGCTATACGGGGAATATAGCTTGGCTTCCACTACCAGTCTGTTACATCGTTGGGGCTGGTAGATCCAACGAGAGTTTATACTTGAGTCTTGCGACCCAATGAGCCAGTTTTAATACCTGAAGTTCCACCAAACTCTGCACGAGCTTGAGATGCTAAACGCTTAGTGCGCTTACTGGTTTGACCAAGAAGATTTTCTTGTTCAAGTTCTTTTTGTAAACCTTCTGTGCTGGTTTCACCAAACATGCGAGATGCTTGTTCATAACCAGTCTTTTGTTCTGCAACTTTAGATAGACCAACACGAGCTTTAGTGCGATCAAGTCCTTGACTTTGAAGAAAACTAGCACCAAGAGTAGATTGAATACCAGTTTCGGTTTCAGCTGCTTTAATTTCTGCCACATCAATTTTAGTCTTAAGAAATTCAGATCCCTCTGTACCAAGCAAAAGACTTGTAGCTAATTCATTATCGGTTACACCTGGATACATGCGCTTAAGTTCATCAACAAGTGCTTTATCGCCAGAGTCAACTGCTTTAGTTACACGAGTGTAAGCAGTTTCAAAACGATTAGCTAGTTCAACACTAGATACATCACCAGCAATAAACTTTTCATAATTGCTACGAGTAGCTAAACTACCTGCACCATATGCTGCAAGAGTTTGAGCATATGCATTTTCTTGTTGAAGGTATGTTGCTTCAGAAAGAAAATTTTTACCAGCAGCTAAACGATCAAAGTTGCCCTTAAACCTTTTTCTGTAAGGCTCTGACTTACGCAAGTCTTCATAAACAAGAGCATCATTACCTACATTTTCTTGAAATGATTTGGTAATAACATCTGCTAATTCTGGCATTCCACTGTCAATAAATAATTGACGTAATTCATCCCAACCAGACATATTAGAATCCCATTCTAGTTAGAAAATCTCGACCAGTAGATATAAGTTTATTTTTATTTTTCATTACATCTGACCATTCATCTGTTTTATATAAATCGCGACGCAAAGTTTCAGTGTTAATTGGCTTACCTTTATCATCTGTAGCCATCATTGCTTGCTTTAAGAATTTGTTATCAAATGTAATGCTATCTATATCTTCATCAAACTCATCAGATATAAGATTCTTAAAACCACCAGCTAGATCATCAAGAGTTGTGTCGCCATCTAACTGATCTGCCCAGTGAGAAAACTGTTGCTTAGCCATATTGCTAATAGAGTCTTTTGCTCCATCAATTCTCCAGCCAGACTTAGCTGCATTACGAACTTGCCCTACTATCCATGAATCTGAAACAGTAATCATGTTGCGCTTAGCCCAGTCACGAATTCCATCTTCAGCAAGACCAGCATTTCCAGTAAGAGAACCAACTAAAGCATTAGGATCTTGTTCTTTGTAGTCAATGTAGTCAGCCATAACAGAAGTTAATTCATCTTCGCTATAACCAAACTCTAAAGAAGTGTTAGCTAATTTATCTAAATCTTGATCAGATAAACTAATACCGTTTGCTCGAGAAAGAGAAAGAATGCTACTTCTTTTTTCGTTTATTTGCCTTGCAAATTCAGCAGCTTGAGCTGGATCATTTTTTAAGGTGTAGTAAAGACGTTGTGGTTCAGATTTGGTTTTGTACCAATTTGTTCCTTGTAGTCTTACATTAAATTTTTCTTGCGTCCACTCTTTACCAGCTTTTTGATCTATCCAAGCTTCATCAAACAAAGCCTTAAGTTCAGGATCAGAGTTAATAAGAGCAAGAGGTAAAGCATATTCATTTTCTGCGGTTGCAGTTGCTCGATCTTGCCAACCAGCGTTATCATCCCAAGCAAAATCACCAGCAGGAGCCTTTGGTCTTACCCAAAAGTTACCACTTTTAACCCAGGCTTTGCCAGGAGCAGGACGTTCTGTTTTAGTCTTTTGTGTTTTACCATCAACCTTGGTAGTTGTTGTCTGGAAAATACTAATCTTATCTTTGTCAGCCATTATGCGCCTAAGTCAATCGGAGATGCTAAAGCTTTGCGGAAGTAGTCAAGGTAAGTAGTTGCCTTGTTGTATGATTCTGCAGCTGGATCGCTAAGAGCCATCTCTCGCATCATGTTTCGTTCTTCCATGTCAGATACTCCACCAGTTGTAATACTCTTAGATGTATTACCACTAGTAGTGGTTACAGTTTTTTGTGGATCTTGTGCATTAAGACGCTTTACAAGATAGTCAACATCTTCTTGACTTGCACCTTGACCAGTAAACTCTTGAAAAAATGCATCAATATTTAATTCAAGATCTTCTGGAGTATAAGTTCTTTGGGAAAGTGAAACAGTTCTACGTGGTGCACCACTTCCATCGCCACTACCACCTTGTCCAAGTAGATAGTTTAAGTCTCCTTTATACCCATTAAGATACTGCTCAAAGGATTCAAACTTTGGCTTATTATTTTTAACACCAACAGCAGCAATGTTAGTCATTGTTAAAAATTGAACCGCTCTTTGAACAAGTAAACGAGTATTTGGATCTTGACCAAAGGATGCAGAGTTCTGTGCATTTTTAGCATTAGTTATAGCAGCTACTTCAGCTGGAGTTGCTGCTATCTTACTGCGAATAAGCAAATCTCTTAACTCATTCATTCTTCCAGAAGAAGCATAATCGTTAATAATTTTATTAACTGATGTACCTAAATCAATTGGGTTGCCATCTCCATCTTGAAGAATAGATCCATTTTCATTTGCAATAAATGCAACTGGAAGTTCTGTTTGACTTGTTCCGCTTACATAAGAAAATGAATATGGATCATTAGATAAAGGAAGAAATCCATCTGTTTTCCAACGACTATTATCTAGTGTATTAATAGCAACGTATTCTGGAGCAAGACCAGTTGCAGCACTTTTTGCACGTTCCGCTGGATTATCTGCACCTGCAGTACCAACATTAGTGTAGGGATCAAAACCTTTTCCAACTGGATTTGAAGGTCGATCAGTATATTTAGTAGGAGTGCTTCCTTGCTTTCCAGTTGCAGGATCTACTTCAACTCCAGCACTTCTTAAAGCAGCATTTGCTTTGTTGTACCTAATTTTAGCTTCATCAAAAACTTTTTTATCTGCAGCAGAATTTGAAGCAGCATATTTTGCAGCAGCTAAATCATATTGTTCTTTTGCTTGAGTTTGCTCTAGTCTAACAAATGTAAGAGATAGCTCTTGTTGCTGAGTTGGTTCATCTCTGCCAGAAGTTTTTCCTCTTTGTTCGCGAGCTTTATCATCTGCAGCTTTTTTTGCTTTTCTTTCAGCTTCTTTACGTCTGGCTTCTTCTAATGGATCGTACTCAACCATTATTCATTTCTCCTTAGTCCAGCACTTGCGTCCTTGGACTTCGCGTTAATTAGTTTAGATAGTCCATAGTTAAAATATTGTTCTATAGTTTTTGTTGAATCTTTTTTAATAATTTCTTTAATGGCATTAATTGTTTTTTCTTTTTCTGCTCTTTTAAGATCTGGGGCATTACCAGCATCTAAAGAATTAATGTAATTTACTTTACCAATAAAGTCTGTGTACAAACTATAAGCAAGTATTATGTTTTGCTTTACATCATTTGGCACAGAAGCATTTGGAGAAGTTGCATAGTTGTAAGCATTATTAACAAATTCAAAAGCATCAACATTATCTGTACCTGAAGCAATGTAATCTTCTAAACCAGGTACAGCTAACTTAATTTTTCTTTTTTCTTCATCGTACTTTGCCATAACTTCACGGCGCAGTGCTACGTTACTAAATGGAACTGCCTTAAGTTCTGCAGCTTCCTGATCTCCCAAAGCATAGTATGCATTAATGTACTGTTGCATACTAACTTTTCCATAGTATTCTTCAATATTTGTATTTTGTGCAATACCTGCAGAAGTAGCCCACTGCCATACACCTGGACTAAACTCTCCAACTCTAGGAGCAAACAGTAAAGCACCAGCACCAAACTCATCAATAGCAGATTGATTTGATATAGCCCAGTCTTGCATTTCTTTTGAGTAATTAAGAATAGGTTGTATTTCTTTTGACTTCTTAGATACAACATAAGCAATCTTGCCTGGGTTTTCACCCATCCATGTAGCCAATGCCATTTCATAATGCTCGGTTGCATCTGGATACTTGCTTTTAATTTGATCTAAAACCTCATAAAAGCTTTCTTGCATAGAAGTAATACCACTATCTAGCAGGTATTCAGGTAAGTCTTTTGTACTTTTAGTTTGTACAGAAAATGGAAGAATAAGACCTAGCAATGCACGAGTAACAATAATGTTATGTGCGCTAATGCGTAGATTTTTTAAGTATTCAGCTTGATCTTTAGCAAACAATGCTTGATTAATACTACCATCTGGCAATAAATACTTAGGATCTTCTGGATCAATAGCAATACCATTAGCCTGATTGTAACTAATTGCTTGTGTTACTGCAGAAATTTCCTGTGTTGACTTTTCATCAGGGTTCAACATAGCTAAAATGTTTCGCACAAGCTTTGGTTGAACAGCTTTAATTGCAGTTACGTTATCTCCAAGATCCCCAAGGAAAAGATTATCAACATCTTCTGCAAGATTTTTAGTTGGATTGAATACACCAAGCATTCCCTTAACCGCAGCAACGGATAGCGATCCCATTGGACCTGAAAGGTATGGCATACCAGCATCAGTTTGGAAAGAAGGATTACCAGCAGTTAAGTTAAAAGTAATGTCATTAAACAATGGTTGCTTAATGCTTTCTTCTCCACCAGTTAATGCGCGAATAGTGGTATCAACTGCACTGTAGATAACATCATCCATAGGAAGAATTGCATACTTGTTACCATCTTGATCTGTGTGAATATCACCTACAGCATCAAAACCTTGATTCATTAAACGCAAACGATAGATTGTTTCAAGTGGGTGATCTTTAACAAGACGATACATACGACGATGGAAATCTTCAACTGCACGATAAAAACGTCCTACAGTACGCATGTTGTACGCAAATACAGTTTGCTGTGCAGGGTTATCAGAAAACTTTAATACGTGTTGTGCAGCATCATTAATTGCTTTATTAGCAAAAAACTTACTTGCTTGTTCTCTTGCGTTTTGTTCAATTTTGAATATTGCTTTGTCGTTAAGTATTGAACCATCAGCTTCAAGTTCTCTAATGCGACTATCTGCAAGCTGTCTAGCCATAGCTGTTTCACCAGTTTTGTATTGCTCGCGGAATGCAATGTAATGCATGTGAGTAACTGGCATACGAGTAATAGCATCTGTTTGGCGAGCCATTAAATCAAACGCTTGGTCTGGACCAAAGTTTTGAATTGCAGTTCTTAAATCAGTAGCTACACCATCAAATTTAATATCGGTCATAATATGACCTTTAACTTTAAATCCAGTTGTAGCATCAACATAAGTTTCAAAGTCAATGTTATCCATTAACTTGCGATGATCAATAACTTTGCCACTGCGGTAGTCATCAAAGAACTTAATTAACTTTGGATTAAAAGTATCTGCTGCACCATGAAATGTTGTATAAGTATCAGATAAACCAGCACGAATAAATTCTTGCATTTTATCAGCTGGATTTGCAAGATCTTTCCAGTCGTCAAAAAAGCGAGTGCTGTTAATTATTTTTTCTACTTCTTTTTCTTTTCCAACTTTAACAACCCAAGCACCTTCGGTATTTTTTACAAAACCAAAATTAGCCATTAATTCATTAGTAGCTCTTGTCCAGTCTTCTGGAGTAGCAATACCATCATGCTTAAGGAAAATAGAAGCAAAGCTAAAGCGACTTACATCTTTGCCGTTACGTACTTCAAATCCTTTATCGTTAAAGATACGAGTAAAGTTGCGGAACATGGCAATGTCGCGATGAGATTCTTTCATTGAACTAACTTGAAAAGATTTAATAGCACCCTGTGCTACAAGACCAAGGCTACTCATAGCCATATCCAACTGGCTATCAGTTAATAAATTATCAAATTCCATTACTGCTGTTTTGCCTTGCATTGCATCAGTAACTTGCTTGCTTGAAATACTATGAAGAACCTTTGGATTATCCATTACTAGTTCTTTAAACCATTTTTTTTGTTCCAGACTTAGCTTTGTGCCATGCATAGTAATCGCAGTATCAAGAACTCTTTCTCTAATAAGTTCTTCTTGTTGCCAAACTGGAAGATCTTTATTTTGTTCCTGCACTTCTTTACGAATAAATGCACGTTGTCTGTCATCAATAGCTCGTGACGCACCAACTGGCTTTCCAGAAATTTTTGTTCTGAGTCCTTCAATCCCACTTTTAACAGGACCGACACCAGCCAAATTATCCATACCAACAGCAGCATTAAAAATGCGTTGGTACTCTTTTGCAATCTTACGATTTCCCCACATGCTGCGGTTTGCATACATTAGGAACATAAAGCCTTCATCAATTGCAGTACGAATACCCAACTGAGGAACAAGAGTAAGGGTTGTCCAAACGTCTGTAACAATTCCAGTTACTCGATGATTGTATGCTCCACCAATTAATTGCGGAATATATTCAATAGCTTTTTGATCATCAGATTTTCTAAAAGAACGATCTGCAACAAACTCTGATATAGCTCTCCAGTCAGGAGATGCAACAAAGTTTTGAAATTGCGAAGCATGGAGTGGACCAGATACATTTACGTTAGCTGGACGATCACCAGATAGTCCTGCATTTCTTGGAACCATAACTTCATCTGATGTTGTCCAAGTAGTTTTTGTACCAAAGTGCTTTTCAAGTGCTTCGTCAATAAAGCGTTGACCACCAGGCATTCCATGAATACCTTCTCGACGCATAATTAATTCAAAGACAGAACGATGTAAAGCAAAACGATCGGCTTGAGTACCAGCAATAAAATCAGCAGTAGCAAGTTCTGCTAAATCTTGACGACCAAAAGCCATAAATGCTTGCTTTTGAAAAACGTCTACACTTTTCATATAGTTTGCATCGTCGTGAAATACAACAGCACGACCAGGATGCAATCTAGTTTGACGTTCAATAAATTTTTGAAATGAATTTTGTTTACGGTTAACAGCAATGTCAATATCTAATGGTTCATCTTCAAATAGTTTAGCGCGAATGTTAGCGTATTCAGTTACAGAATCTTTTTCATCTACTCTTTTGCCAAGAAAAGTATTACGCAAAACTTCTTTAGCTTTAAGTGTTGCTCCGCGTGAACGCTTTGCATACGCTGCACCTTCACGAGCATAACTCATGCTCATATCTCTACCACGAATTAAACGTGTGTATTCTTTTGCGCCCTCATCTAAAAATAAATTTCTAAAAGAATCTAAATCTCGAACACCATACTGAAGCCAAACATCTACATCTTTAGGATCAGCTAGCTGAGGATAATCTGTGTTAATTATTCTTCTTGCTTCAGCAACCTTAGCTGCTTTTAATGCAGCTTCTTCTGAAGTAGTTGCCTTAATAGCTAATGCTTCACCAAGTTCACCAATGCGTGTTGCGTAACCACCATAAAGTTCTGCAACAGCAGGGTTTGCAAGAAACGCTGGAACATCTTCCCCAGACTTAATAACAGATGCTAGCTTTTCTGCTTTACTTGCACCCTTAATAACTGCTGATGCACCAAATGTTAAATATGTTAATGGGTCTGCAAAAATTTGATAAGCTGCATCAATAGCACCAGTACTAAAATTAAATACACCAACATGTTTGTTTGTATCAATATTAAGTTTTTTATTAATCCAACGACCAGCAATGCGACCAGGAGATAGTTGTGCTCGTGAAAACTCACCTAGCATAAATCCAAATGATTCTTCTTCATTAAACATTGCATTAACTGCAGCAAGAATGGCAGGATCATTAGGACCCCAAGCATCAATAATTTCACCAGGTGTATCACCAGCAAGTACGTGCATTGCTACAAAGCTTTCAGCAGCACCATACTTGTTAACTAATTCATCAGCTAGTTCATTGTCATAAAGATATTTGCCATCAAAAGCAATTTCACCATTGCTACGACTCCAAAAAGATTCTTTGTTAACAATAGAGTTTTGTAGCATTGCGCCAGGGGTATTAAAAAACTTACCGTATTGAGTAGCAGCACCCATTAAAAACTTAAATGGACTTTTAACAACATCCATTGGACTGATTACACCATCAGTATCTTGAATACCAAGAGCTTTACGAACATCTTCGTTTTGAATTAATTCGCCACCTTCAGACTTATTTGCATAGTCTGTTTTGTAATATGTTTTTAAAGCTTCTTGAAAACCTGGTTCTAATTTATTGTAAGATTCGCCAGCTTGTTTATTATCCATTTTCATTAATTGCTTATGGGTATCACGAACTTTAGCCCAGTTTTCAATTAAGTTTTTTTCTTCACGAGTTAATGCAGCTCGTGATCCTGCAGCATAAAGAGCAGGAGATACACGTGCAACAGTTGCATCTAATTTACGAACAGCAGCAGTAGATGGATCACTTTGTGTTTTATCAAAAATACTTTGCATTTGTGGCAAAGAAGTCATTGATGGAAGCGTACCTGGAACTTCTTCAGGCATTCCACCCATTGGTTGAACTGTCACTAAACAATACCTTTACTGTTTAGTTCCTGTAGGATCATGTCAATTTCGCCAGAAGGATCTGACTCAGCTAAACGCGAAAGAATTTGAGTTGGGTTAAATGTGCGAGCTGGAAGATTAAGAGCTTCTGGTCCTGGACCTTCGCCTAATGGATTACCAGAAGTAACTGGTTCGTTAGGACGTTGAGTTGGAGCAAAAAGATCAGTAACACTTGGTTTAGAAACTTGTTGCTGTCTAGCCATAGGAGCAGCAGACATTAAACTTTCAGTAGCTTTGCGATCTCCATAAACATTAGGATCACTTGCAGTCATCATATCAGTGCGCTGTGACAAAGCACCTGGTCCAGAAACTGGCTTAGCTTGACTATTAGTGCGAACTGGTCGCTTACCACCTTGCTGTGCCATAACTAATCCTCTTCTTCTTCTTCAATAAAATCATTTTCTAGTGCATGTTGAATTAATCCAGTTACATGCCATATTGGTGATTTATCATCAAATATTGTGCTTGCCCAGTATTGTCCATCACCATCAAAAAATTCTGCGGTAACAAAATATGTAGTACAAAATGCGCCATCTTGATGAAATGTATGTCCGTACTCATCAAGTAGATCTTTTAATTTGCTTCTAAATAAAGCTAAGCGTTCTTCGTCTGTCATGCTCCGCCACGCAGACGAGCTAGAATACTAGCAACATCTGGTGGTGGTCCTGCTGGCTGACCCTCAGGTCCTGCTGGTGCAGGTTGAGGTGGAGCACCCTGTTGCATTCCTTCAGGAGCCATAGGTTGCTCTGGTTGGGCTGGAGCTTCTTCGGCTTCTTCTTTCTTAAAGATTTCCATAACGGCATCTTCAATAGAAGTGCCCTTCTTTTTCATGTCAATTACAGTAGCAATCTTTTCAATAATATCTGAAGGGTCAGCCCCATTAGCTGCCATTTGTGGAATAGCTTGAGTTAATGCTCCAATAGAACCAGAAAGAGCATCTCGCATTCGTTCAATATCAATGCGATCCTTTTCAAGACCAACATTCATACTCCAAGGTAGTTCGCTCATTACAAACTCACGAGATAGCAATCCAGCTTGCAAAGCCTGTAGCGAAAAGATAAGAGCACGAGATGGATCAAGTCCAGCCATAACACCGTAGCGAACCTGAATGCTGTAGTCGCTCTTAATGTCTTTAGATGGTTTGTAACTAATTTCGTATGGTGCGCCTTGATAGACACCAGCCATAGTCTTATCTTCGTCAAATAGGGTCTGATCAATGTGGAAACATAGTTCCATAACCTTTTGGAAGGTTTCAGCAAGAATTTGCTGACCAGCCTTTATCTGCGAATCAAAGCCACCAAGAAGTGCTTGAACTCCAGAACCTGTAATAATAGACGCATCAATGTTACCTGATCTTCCTTCTGGGTAACGAGCACCCATACGCATTTCTTGTTCAAGAAGTTGTTGTTCGGTAAATGCACCAGTAGGCAACTCAAGGGCTACGCGACGTACACCAGCAGGATTGTTTGTGCGGATAACTGAGTCAGGACCAAATGCAAATTCAGATACGTCATTAGGTAAAACCAATGGAGCTTGTACAGATTTTTCTGCAGCTTCCATAGCCAACATGCTAAAACGAGCACGAGCAATCTGTGCCCAAAGTACGTCATCAAATTGACCGCGTGGGTCATCTAGGTCAAGTCCTGGACGACGAGCAACAATAACAGAAAGCATTCCAATTGGATTCTTAGCTTTGCGAAGAACCAAGTTACCACGCTGAGGTAAGAACAGAACTACCTGATCAGCATCTTCATAACGCATTAGTTCCATATTGGTGTCAT